TTGTCTGTGGTAGTTAAATCTACTAATTCATTTTTATATATATTAGCCACTTATAAACCAAGAGAATCTCTCTTGCTCCTGTTTTGTTTCACTTAAATATGTAGAATTTAATTGTTCAACAACCAAAGACAAAGTTCTATTTATTTGTTTTTGGTTAGAAAAATCATATTCTTCTTTTGGTTCTGGTATTCTTACACTAATCTTTGGCATTAACGTCTCCCATCTGGTTGTATATCTAATCTTAAAGTTCCAAATCTCCACTTTTCACTAGCTGCATCGTTTTCTATTTTTACATTTACAAAACGACCTCTAGCTCTGGTGTCTTTTTTATCTGTTGTAGAGTCAACTGTAAAAGGACTCAACGTTGTAGTGGTATCTGATTGTTGTGGATATCTTTTTACAGCTAAACTTACTTTTGAATTACCTTGTAAATCTTTAAAGTCTGGAACAAATCTTCTAACTGCTAAAAATAATTCACCTGCTAATGTGTTTCCAACAGCTTGTCCTGATGCATTTTTTCTTCTTTGTTCTAAATCTATATCAAAAGATTTTATAAAAGAAGAAACTATTGTAGTAGACCCGTCTTCGTTTACTTGATCCGTTCCTACCTCATGTTCAAAATATTTTGTTTGTCCTAAACCGTCTTGACCTATGACATCTGGAAATGTTCCATCAGCCGTGCTGCTGTATTTAGTAGCGTATGGATTAGGATATATAGTTGCATCCATCCAACTAGTTCTTGCTTCTGTTCCTGTGTACCAAACTCCACCAGGCACACCTGAAGACTCACCATAATTAAACACTACATACTTGTCGTTAAAAGAAGATGTAGCTGAAGGATAATACCAAGTAACTTCAGTAAATAGATTATTTAGTCCTGCTGAAACTTGTTGTCCTTTTGTAGTATCAAAATTATTAAATACAAAATCTTCTACAGTGCAAGGTAAAGATTTTACTGTACCATCAAATAAAAAGAAACCTTTTTGACTTAACCAAAACGCAGCTCCGTCTATTTCAACGACAGCATTCTTACCTATCAAACCACAGTTTGTTCCAACTTGTTCAAAACTAAATGTAAAAGGAGAACCTATAAATTTCATAGTATACAAAGCATTATCAGTCCATATCAAGATAACTTCTTTTGCTTTTAGAGCTCCTACTATTTTAGTGCCGTCTTGTAATCTTTGTGTTCCTGCTGTATTTGTAGCCGACGGTGCATAAACATTAATACCTTCTTGATCAGAAAATCTAATAAACATATCATCTTGTGTGGTTGTATCACCGATAGTTGTCTCTGTTCCAAGATGTATTAAGTGTCTTGTTGTTGGTGATATTAATGTAACTCTTGATGCTGTAGGATTGTTTCCTGTTTCAAAACCAGATGTTGTAGTTGATGCTCTGTTTGATAAAGGTGTTGCAGCTCCAGCGTTCCATGTAAATGTTTTACCGTTTGCAATAGTTGCTATAAGAACTTGTCCAAAATTATCTAAACTCCAAAGACCTGGTTCTAAAACTACAGTTGATGCGTTTACTGCACTACCAAAACCAGAAAAGTTTGTAGCGTTCGTAACTGTTGCACCACTGCTGTGTGCTTGTCCATTTGATGTACCAATCGTTGCTGTACCATTTGTACCTCTGGTGATACCAGTTAAATCGTTAGAACTTACTCCTGTATAAGTTATCAATTCATTACCAACTGCTATTGTCCCACCACCTGTTGGAAAACCTGTAACAGATGTTAAAGTTATCGCTGTACCAGATCCTCCCGTACCAGCAGTGTCCGCATTTAAAGCACCATTTAAAGTTGTTGTTGCAACTCCAGATACTGTGCCTCCAAAGTTACCAATACCAAAACCATATCCATAAGACTGAGCTGCAGGACCAACTTTTTCATATGGTATAACACTACAAGATCCGCCACCTGCTGCACCGGTTGTGGTCTGTGATCCTGTTACGATAGCAATTAAAGATGATGTTACTCTTGTTACTTGAAATAATTTATCTTCAAAAGCAGCATCAGTTAGACCAATACCACTTGGAACGGTTACATTATCTAATAAAATAATATCACCTGATTCTAAATTATGTGCTGAAGAAAATGTTAAAGATACTTCTTGTGTTGCATCTTGAGCAGACATAACAACAGAACTAATCGTAGCTTTTACTGGTGTAACATCATGAAGTTGTCCTTCAAAATATATTAGTAAGAATTTATCCGAACCTAGTGCAACGTATCTGTTACCATCTAAATCAACAAAAGAATGTTGTTTTCTAACTGCACCAACTATTGTGTCTGATACTAAAGAAGACCAGCCACCAACTTTTTCTGGTAAGCCATATCTGAATCTAACGTTATCAGAATCCACCCAACGCGATTCTGCACCGACAGTCGTATCTTGTTTGTCGATTCCAGGTTTAAATTTGAAATCAATGAGAGCCATAATTTTTGCTCCTACTGGTTAGTTGACTTCAATACCCAGCCAACAGTTACGTTAACATAGAGAAGTGTTACTGCTTGACCGTTAACATTTAAAACTAAATTAGAAGTTCCCGCATTTATTTTGTGACTATTTCTATTTACTGTAAGATTGTTAGATGCAAAAAAGTTACCACCATCTATGATTGTTACTTCGTCCCCTGTAGCAGCAGAAGCTGGTAATGTAATTGTTATAGGGTTAGTATTTGTTATCGCAATTATTTGATCGTTTTTTACTGCAGTGTATGCAGTTACAGATGAAGAGTTAACTGTATAATATCCTTTTTGTAAAATAGATTCTGTTGTATCTGTTCCATCAGATATTAAACTTACAATAGATCCTGGTGCAATTGTTACAGGATTAGAAGACGAAGCTGTTTTCACCGTTAATGTAAAATTACTTGTTGTTCTAGTTGTTGCATCTTCTATTATAAAGTATCTTTCTGCACCGCTAGGCATCGTCACAGTTCTGTTAGCAGCTAGTGTACCTGTTAATTTATAATATATGTTTTTACCGTTAGAGGTTGCTCCGTTGTCCAAGGCTAGTGTTACATCGGCAGAGGCCACACTTAGAGATAGATAACCTGTAGCAAGTTGCTCTAATATCTGTAGATTAGTATTTGTTATACTACCCCAAAGACCAGCTTTTTCACCAGTTGTAATAATCTCTAATTTTGAATTTGTTGAAAATGTTGATGCCATATTAAATCGGGTCTATTTCTACCCAAACACTATTAGTATTTGGATCTATTTCACTCCATGTTATTGCCGTTGCATCCTTAACAGTTATAGTCAAAGGTGTTGCATCAGGCGTTACATTTGCTTTACCGATCAATGTAACACTTCCTGTGTTCAACGTCAATTGGTTTCCAGTTACAACTGCATTAGCAGCCGCATTAATTACTACGCCTCCTGTAGCTAAAGTTAATCCGCTTCCTGCAACGGTTACATTAGCTGCAGCATTAATCACTACGTTACCTGTGGCTGCTGTTAGAGGATTTCCTGTTACATTAACAAGAGCTCCTGCTAGTGATGTAGCT